AAATATAAGAATGTTGATTTAATAGGCTTTTATACTTACTTTTTACTTTTTTATTAAAAAACATGTCACAGGTGTCACATATATATATAAAAGTATCTATAAACGTTGATATAACAACATTTTGAAGTGTGACACCATTTTAAAAAAACGTGTCACATTGATGGTACAACGAGTCACAAGTGTGACACGTTTTTAGTTTTGTGACACTAGTACGTGTCACAAAATTAGGTAATAATTCTTTGATAACCTCTTATTAATTTCCCGTTGACTCTGAATCGTTCTTTTTTCCAATCTAGTAAATTATCCATAATAAAACTAATCTTTCGAGATAGTTTTTGGTCGTTTGATTCTTTATGGAACAGATTGAACATAATCTCTCGAGTAGCCACTCGATTTAGCGTTTGACCCCCTGAAGTCCAGTCAGGACTATTTGCAAAATATTTAGTCGTATAAATATACTGATCAGTTGTTGTTCTCGTTTCCCAATCTTTAGGAACGGGCATTTCCAGGTATTGAAGGATTTGAAGTTCAATCTCATCTCTGAACATAAATTGCTCACGATATTCAACTAATTCTGCTTCTGTTTCTTCATCAAACATCAAATCCACACCGCTTTTATAAAGGGTGACGGCTTCACCCCAAATTTGTTTCACAACTTCATCCGTCATCTTCATAGGATGCTTTTTTTGTTTGCTATTACATGCTAGTACAGGTAAGAACCGGCGTTCTCCTGTTTTATCCTTGAGGTATTCAACGTGATTGCTTGTTCGTGCTAGAACGAAATTCTTTGCGAACTCTTGCGTTCTGCGCATGTACGGTTTTCTGAATCGTAAACTTGTTTTAGAGATGAACGATTTTGTTTCTGCAAAACTCATGCGATCACTAGCGACCATTTCATCGTCATTTACAATTAAATGTTTTAGCATGATGTCGTAATTATCCTTATTTGCAAAATCAGTTACAGCATCCGTATACCAATGACCACCAAGCTTCTGCAAAAAAGAAGTCTTACCAACCCCTTGACCACCTACCAAGTCCAAAACGTAGTCAAATTTAACGTAAGGTTCATACACTTTGGCAACAGCACCTACCATCCACATTTCAGCGATTTTAGACACTAAAGGGTCCTGGTTAGCTCCTAGATACACTTGCAGCATTTGTCCAATGCGCTTCCGTTTGTCCCAGCCTTTTTCAGCTTCTTCCATATACTCTTTCACTGGATTGTAGGACCGTTCTGATAAGAAGGTTTCCATGCCATCTATCATCGCTTGAGATGTAAATGCAGCGCCCGTGACATTCTCAAAATACACTTTGACTACAGATTCAAAATTCGAGGGCAGCTCTCCTTTTTTTAGAAGCGTGTTTCCAAGTTGGATGTCTCTGGTTAATTCGTGCTCTTGAGAGAATTCGTTATGCTTTAGATAGAGATTTAACTGATCATCAGCTCGAAATGCGTTTAACACGTTTACTGGACTGTTCGTTTTTAAAGTTCCATTACTATTCTTAATCGGTTCATAATCCTTGTAAAAACTCACTACTTCGCCAATCACAATCACCTCCTGTCTTTGTTAATCATACTTACTACTGTTCTTTCTAATTCTTGCATCGATAGTGGATTCGGAGTATTGATATTGGCTATTTTAGCTAATGACAACACATCCATTTCATCCACTCCTCGCCATAATAATCCGCCCACAAATTTAGCGAGCTTATCATTACGGTTTCCTTCATCACCTAATCCATTCGCGATTATTTCGAACAGTTCCGTTGTTTTTGTTTTTCCGGTTGTCCTGCCCTTACTAACCCACGACCTTAAACCATCACTGTAATCAAATTCACGTCCATTGGTGATTTTGTACTGTTGGATGATGGCTTCAATTAAGGCTCTGGAGGGAGTAATCATCGTCCCCTTTTCAGGAGATTTCTCCATGTCCCATTCATATTGCCCTTTATCCGTTGCGGACGGTGCAACTAATACATAATTGTTTTCATGCGCTTTGATATCCACTCCTGGAAGGAATCCAATCATTTGACTGATGTGGATATCATCACGCTTGAAATAGAATAGGTGCTTACCTCCTGATGCGGTTTTGGCTTGAAGTGTGGGCTCGATTAGGTTTAAATGTTCCCAATTCTTCAACGAATCAAATCCACTGGTTTGTCCGTGCTTGTCGATATCAATCACGAAGAAGTTTGTAGTCCTTAGTGCGATGTTCGCATTCGGATATTGATTCCAAACTTCGTTAATTCCATCAGCATCAAGAGGTGGTTTATCCGCAAATTCAATTAATGGTCTTTTAGTTGTAGGACTAATCGGGATGACCGAGAACCCTTTCTGCTGATATAACAGCGCATATTCTTTCATTGAATGCATGAGATCACCTTATTTTTAGAAAGGCAAATCGTCTTCTTCTACAACAACTGTATTCATCGCGTTTTCAGCATTTTCTTCAATATCATAGTTGCGATATACTTTGTCTTCTTTACCTTTTGTTTCAATGATTTTTAATGTGAAGTAAGAACCGACTGCTTTACGTTCTAATGCATCAGCTAATGCTCTTCCGTCTTCAAAGTCGTTCTTCATAACTTTATCTCCAGCAAGTTCAATTGCTTTTGTAAAGAATTTAATTGTTCGTTCTACTGACCAAGACAAGTCTTTACCATTCCATTCGGATAATGTTCCGAAAGATACATATTCAGTACGTCCGTTAAATTCGCCATCACGAACTTCAAATGTGAATCCTAAGCTTTCCCACCCACTTGGTGCAATGTTGAATTGTGCTCGTTTTAGCACCACTGTATAATCACCAGCCGGTAATGCTGCAGGTCCATTTACGCTATCTTTACGAGGGTCAAATCCATCTTCTTTAATTTTCTTTGCAATACTTAATAAACTCATTTTTCATTTCTCCTTTAGTTTTTAAAATAATTCGTCTTCATTATTAGAAACTTCAACTGTTTCTTGTTTTGTTGGTTTTGCAATTGGTTTTGTTGTTGCTTGTTGTTTTCGAGGAGGTTCAACTGCACCTCTAATTGTTGTTAAGATTTTTAAAATCGCTTTGTCATCAACCTGGTCCGCATAGTAAGTCTTACGTTTTCTGTCAACTTCACGGTTGTAGTTATTCCCGATTTTTTCTGTATGGATCATTAAATCCGAATTCCCGTTGATAAGGTTCACATACTTATCTTTAAGACTTGGTTTATCCTTTGTTACATTTCCATTATCGTCATATTCTGAAATCTGACGGCTGATATAAATCACATTCATTGGTAATGCTTTAAGGTCAATCACTAGTTCCGTAATAGCTTGGTTGAAAAAGTCGTAACCTTTCCCGTATGGGATTTCAGATAATGACTTCAATCGAGGTTTACCTGGTGGAGTTAGCTCATCACAAACCGCAATTTTAATCATCTCGATAACATCATCGATAACGTCGATTACGACTGTCTCGTATGAATGTTCTTGCGTTTGTAGAGCTAATAGGATTTCACCGAGCTGCTTAATCACTGAATTAGTGATTCGCCCTGATTTGTCTTTATCATTTAATAATTGGATACTTGGCACGCTGTTTGCTTCCGCATTTCCGTCCGTATTTAATACAATTGGATTAGGAAACTCATTCGCTAGGTAAGATTTACCACTCATTGTTTCACCGTAGATGAAATAGTTACGAGGCGTATCCTTTGGTACTTGTGGTTTATTTTCTGGAAGTTTAAACATCAGAACCCCTCCTTTTCAAACAGATAATTTACGGAAGATAATCTATCCAACAATTCATCTGTTTTTTCTTTAATTTTTTCTTGGATCACTTTCTCTTTTACCTCTTCGAAATTTAAAAATTCATTTATAGAATTTTCATCTTGTTTTTGATTAAAGACACCGAAATTAATGCCAAAATCAGCAAGTGGAATGTCTTTCCCGTCAATTTTGATAGTAATATGTTTAAAAATAGGATGACGGTACATTTGTTCTACAAAATCATTCCATTCTTTTTTAAACTCTTCTCTCGCTTTTTCTTCTATTCTTTTTTCTAAAAATGTTTTATCCATTTTTTCACCTTTCTTCGTAATAAAATTCAATCACGTTTACATCGTGTTGTTGTCGACTTCCTGTTATTCGCCAAAGTAGTTGGCGATAATCGTCATATTCTCCAGAACCTTCTTCGACTGGATCTAAAACAACGATTGTTTGATATTTGTGCTGCAATCCATCAACCCCGACTCCTAGAACTTGGTTCGTAGCAACTACTACTTTTTTATCAAGACCTTCTTTGATGTCTCCAGTCCAAATTCCGATGTTAGGATGTCGTTCTTTGATGACATTTACAATCTGTTTCGACTTGCTGACAATCAGCATGTCATGCGGTGCTCTTTCAATTAATCCATCGAGTTTTAACATTAATGGAGTATCAGCATTCACTGGTTTGATTTTCGGGAAATCGACTTCTACTCCTGCTTGGTTGAGATATCTTTCAAACGTGTTGCGCCCAAAAGATTGTTTCGCTATCGCTGTTTCACCTTTTACAGTTACAAGATTTAATTTTCTAAACTTGTCTAATGTTTCTGGGTTTCCAGGCTCGACAGTTACTGGATAGAACTTAATTTCGTAACCGTTGTTCTCAACAGCGTTTTCGATTTCTTCAATTTCTTCCCATCTAAAGAAGTTTGGGAGATTATTAACGTAGCGTTCATAGTCTCTAAAATCCTCCCATTTTTCTTTTGAATAAGTGAATGGATCATAAACCATTCTTCCGTGTGCTTTTTGCCAATCAAATTTATTATTTGGATTTGCAAAACCAAAAATTGTTTTTTCGAGTGGGTAGAAATTTTGCCCTTTTTTTCGAATTGGAGTAGCTGAAAGTCCTATCGTGTATTTTCGCTTTATACGTCGATACAAGGACACTTGCTTCTCCGATGACATATTCTGCCACTCATCAATAATCAACACGTCACAGTTGAATTTTGAGCCTTTTTTCAGCATGTTTTGAATACTTCGGTCAGTTGAAATAATAAACTCAACATCCGAATCAAAATTCATCTTTTTAATGGCTTCTTTCCATCCTTCCAGAATCGAAAGACGGTTGTTTGTGATGATGATTTTCTTAGCGTTTTTCTCTTTTGCAATAGCTAGAGCACAGATAGTTTTACCCCTGCCCCCGAGAGCTTCAAGAAAGATTCCGTATGTTGACCGTTTACTTCTCTCAATTGCTTCAGCTTGCCACTTTCTTAGTTTTAACGTTATGTTCATTCACCACCTTGCCAATATCATCGATGACTTCTTTGACATCATTTCTCATCGCCCAAAACAGTCCTAGCCTTGCTGCTGCACGTACATCCTGGTGATGGCTTTTTTCAAACTTCCATAATCCAAGGCGCTTCAGTAATTCGTTTGGAATATCCGTTTGATAACCTGCATTGCGTTGCAATATAGAGTCTGGGAAATGTAGTTGTATATAAGCGATGGTTTGTAATACCGAATTGTCTTTTGATTTGTCGTTGTCCCTAGCTTCAAATTTCTCGATCACAACGACATCACATTCAACATCTTCACCGATATCTTCCATCCATTTTCGAAAACCAGAAATGCCGTAGCTCACAACCCAATAGTCGACTAATTTAGCGTTGTCTAATAAAACAATTCCTGTTGTCGATGTGTTTTTTTGATTGCTAGAAGGGTCGATTGCTAGAATTCTCATGTTTCGACTTCTCCTTCATAGCCTGCCATTTCAAACAAATTCTTTTTGTTATTTTCAACGAACTTCCAGAACGTTTTTAATTCTCTGTAATTACTGATCGTAAATGATACATCACTTTCAGACGTGCACTCATCCATATATTTAGGCTTTGCAAAAATGTTTAATTGATATCTTTTCCCAAAGATTTTCCCGTCTTCGTCTAAGGTATCAACAACCGTTTCTTCAAAACTAACTTGGATGTTGAATGGAAGAAATGTGAAAATTTCAATTTTGTGTTTAGAAATTTCAATCGAAATATTATCTGTTACTGAAATTTTGTTTTTCATTATCGAATTCTCAATCCTTCCGTTTGTTTTAATTCAACTCCAGGAACTTCAATTCCTCTCTTCAATATTTCTTTTAATGAACTCTTATCCACTTTTGGTGGTTGTGGAATTAAGAACTCTTCAGGGATGATTCGTTCATCCAAAATATTCACACTTGCTGGGTTCTTTTGAATTGAGAAGTTAAACATTCCTGATTTGAATTTAGTTTTTCCAGTCAATTTCATGTTGTCTTCTAAATAGGTTTTTAGCCATTTCACTTTATTCTCTGTAGCTTGACGTTTCGTTTTCAAACGGTCCTCTTCTTCTTTATAAGCCGTTACATCAGCTTCAAGATTTCGAATAAGTTTAGCAATATTTTCTGCTTTGTTCTCGATGGCATCTTCGATACTATCCAATGTGTCTTGCATTACTTCAGGATCTAACTCCATATTTTGTACTTGTTGAAAAGCCGTACTTAATTCATATAAATTCATTTATAAAACATTCCTTTCTGTGTTCCTTGTGGTTCGATGTGGAATGATTTTACGTTTGGGATATTCTGTACTATCGCCATCGCTGCATCCTCCACCGTTTTTCCATAATCCATATATTGTTCAAAAATTAGCGGATTTACAAAGTCCGCATCAATATCTAAAATTACTTTTGATTCTGTTCTTTTAATGATTTCGATACGTTTCTTAATATCTCTTCAACCTCCTTGTAGGTTTTAACCCTAGTCATTCTTCTTTGAGGTTCGTATAGATACACCTCGTATGAATCATTCTTCATTCTGATTTGTCCGATAACCTTGTTAGCGTATAAAACGTTTTGCAGTTTTGAATCTAGTAGGTCATCGTTTAAATACACATCTTCCATTTACTCACCCGCAATCTTGAGTGAAGTGGTTAAATACGCTTCTTTCAAATATTCGTCGATATCATCTTCGCAAACGTAATCCCCTTCAATTTCGTAGTATTCGTCCCCTACGTATATTTCGTCACCCTTCCAGTCATATCCCCAAACTTTTGGTTCTGGAGGGTCAAGGTAATTTGCATGTAGAGTTTCAAACTTATTGCTCATGTGTTATAATCTCCTTAGGGTATTTATATTTAGTCAGCGTTGCCGCGCTGGCTTTTTTGTTTTCCAAGTATCCTGAAAGTCAGGCTCGATATATTTATCTTCTCTCATTAGGTTTACTTTATTTGTGTGTTGATGATTCGCCTCCCCAACCAAGAGCACGATGCTCATCATTGCGATAATGAGTCCAAACGATAGGATGTACCATTGAAGCATCCATCTCATGAGTGGAATGAATCGCACTCTTGTTTTTCTTTTTCGTCTCATCGTTTTCTCCTTTCGTCCCATACTTTCTGTATTTCATCAACCATGCTTGCTTGATATTTGTATGGGCGTGTATCTGTTCTTCTTGCTGCAACCACCACTGGATGGTTTCTAATTTCACTCTTGTGCCACGAACTGGAACTCGTTCCAATCGCTTCACACAACTCTTCGGTTGTTATCCACCGTTGGTTACTTCTTGAATCAATAAACGGTTTTATTAATCCAACAAATTTTTCCGGGTTTCTTTTTACGACTTCAAAGAATATCGGCTCGTAATAATCAAGCGTTGATTGTTCCATGATTTCCTCCTTCCTGTTTTGAATTGTGTCTTTAAGGACACTTATTCTTTAAAAAAAATATCCATAATTTCAGAATCTGATAAATTTAGGATGTTTTTACATGCAATGATTTCTTCTCTTCGAAAAGAAACTGTTCCGTTCATTCTACTATGATAGACTGTTTTAGTGAATGCTCCATTGATATTCTCGTCCATTTTATCAATAAAATCTTCTACTTTTAGTCCCCTTTCTACAATTTTTGCTTTCAATAAATTATAGTTCATTTACATCACCTCATTTCTTGTTGTGTCATTTAGGACACGTCTATAGTATCATAAGTAAATAATCGTGTCAACACATAAATGTGTCTTTTTTGAAACTTTTTTTGTTTTTTGAGCAAATTTAGTTGTTTCTAGGACACTTTAATGGTATTCTTTCATTATGAAAGGGGCGGTTAAAATGCTTAATTTAAAGGATCGAAGAGAATCATTAAAGTTAACATTAGAAGACGTCGGCAATTATGTTGGTGTCGGTAAGAGTACTGTTCGAAAATGGGAAAACGGCATGATAAATAATATGGGCAGAGATAAAATTTTAAAGTATGCGAAGATTTTACAAATCAGTCCATTAGCTTTAATTGGTGAAGTTGAGACTGAAGCTCCAGATTGGGCATCCAAAGACGATGTTATTGTTTTTGATGAGGCGTTAAAACGTAATAGTGTTGTTATGTCATATAATGGCATAGAACTATCTGAAGAAGATAAGATGCAATTAGATGGAATGATACGTGCAATGCTATGGGAACGAATAAAAAAAGGCAAGGAGGAATAATTATTGGAAGTGAATCAGTTAGTTAGTACTTACAATACGGCTAACCCGTTTGAAATAGCGGACTATCTAGGAATCGAATATGATTTCAAAGTATTACCTAATGATTTAAAAGGAATACTTGTATCTTCAGAAAAAGATACACCATTGATATTAATTAACGAAGATATACAAGACATTTCTTTTAAATATTACGTCATGGCACATGAATTAAAACATGCTATAGACCATTATGGATTGAACGGATTCTATTCCGCAACTTTTGGTGGCAAAGGAAAATTAGAACGAGAAGCAGATATGTTTGCGTGTGAACTAATGAAATATTTATATGAAGAACAATATCAAAAGCCTGTAGAAACGTTTGAAATCCTAAAGACTATATATGGAATTAAAGAGGATATGCAAAATTACATTTAAGGAGGAAAAACAATGGAATTAGAAGTGTTGTCAGAGCAATTAAAGAATTTGGGGAAACGAGTACATACATTGAAAGATAATATCAATACAGAGGAGGCTACTAAAACTTCTCTAATTTTGCCATTTTTTCAAATCTTAGGATACGATATCTTTAACCCACTAGAGTTTATCCCTGAATTCACTGCAGATTTTGGAATTAAAAAAGGTGAAAAAGTAGACTATGCAATTAAAATTAGCGATGCTCCTGTAATTCTAATTGAAGCTAAATCTATATCAGAAAAACTTACAAAACATGATTCGCAATTATTTAGATATTTTGGTACTACTACTTCAAAATTCGGAATTTTAACAAATGGACAAGAATATAAATTTTATACAGATCTTGATGAACCTAACAAAATGGACTCTACTCCGTTTTTAACAATTGATATCACTAAGATTAAAGATATTCAAATCGCTGAGATTGCTAAATTCCACAAAGATAATTTTGACGTTGATAAAATAACTTCATCTGCTTCTGAATTAAAATACTTAAACAGTCTTAAAAACCTTTTATCTAAACAATTGACTGAACCAGATGAATCATTCGTTAAATATATCGTTGGCGAGATATATGAAGGTACTAAAACCAAAAATACACTTGAAAAATTTGAAGCAATCGTTAAGAAGGGCTTTTCTCAATTCATAAGCGAACGGGTAAACGATAAGTTGAGTGCTGCTTTAAATACTAATGTGGACACTAAAATTTCTAGTACTCCAGATACAGAAGAAGTAAAAGATGAAATCCAAAATAAAGATTCGGAAATAATAACAACTTCTGAAGAATTAGAAGCTTACACTACTACAAAAATTGTTTTAAAAGACGTTGTGGACCCATCACGAATATTCTATAGAGACAATAGAAGTTATTTTAATGTACTTTTAGATGATAATATTCGCAAGTGGATTATGCGTATTTATACAGTTAACAATAAATTTAAACTACAATTTAATGATGAAAAACATACGACTGTTGAAATCTCAAATCCACTCGATATCATTCAGTATTCTGATAATTTAACTTCGACTGTTAAAAGATTTTTATAAAATAAGTAGCCTGTTAAGGCTATTTATTTTATCTAAAAAAAGAACGTACGTTTGGAAATGGAGGTGAAATATGGCAAGCATAACCAAAAGAGGCAAAACATGGGCTTATCGTGTCTATTATTATGATGAAGGTAAACGTAAATACGTTTCAAAGAGTGGATTTAAAACGAAGGCAGAAGCAAAAGATGCATCGATATTAAAAGAAAATGAACTTCTAGTTGGTAAGAATGTTAGCAAAGAACAAATGTTACTAGCTGACTATATGGAGAATTGGAAGAAACTCTATAAAGAAGATACTATTTCGTTGAAAAGCATTTCTAGGATAAACAGTATCATTGATTATGTAAGAACAAATTACAACATTCCATTACGAGATATTACCCACGAGAATTATCAATCGTTTTTGAATGATGTTGCCAAAACACGATCCAAGGAAACTGTTAAAAAATACCATACTTACGTTAAGGCAGCAATAAAGCATGCGTTAAAAACTCAAACCCTTCTTCACGATCCAACAACTACAGCCGTTTTAAAAGGACTGGAAGAAAAGAATAAGAAAGTCGAAAACAAATACTTAAGTAAGCGTGAATTTGACGAATTAGAAAAAGCACTGCTAGAAGATATACAACTAGATTATACTTCAAGATATATCATTCTATTTAGTATGTATACAGGGGCCCGTTTTGGGGAATGCTTAGGTATGACATGGGATTGCATAGATCTAGATAATAAAACAATCAGGATTGAAAAAGGATTCGATTATCATTTTACAAACGATTTTACTGAAGGTAAGACAAAAAGTAGCAAACGTAAAATAACCATACCTGATAAATTAGTTGAAATATTAAAAACGTTGCCTGTTCCAGAGGACCAAACGCAAAGACTATTTAAAAGAATTAGTAACAATGCAATCAATAAAGCACTACAACTAGCACTAAACAGAGCAGGAATTGATAAAGATATAACCTTTCATGCTATGCGACACACCCACGCTAGTATTCTTTTAGCAAACGGTGTTCAATTGCTATCAGTAAGCAAACGACTTGGACACGCTGACCCAAATATCACATTACACACATACGCTCATATCATTGAAGAATTAGAGCGTGAGGATAACGATAAACTGAACTCAATATTCAATTGAGTACATCGAGAGTACAAAACGCTTATAAACGCTGTTACATCAACACTATACACTCCCCTCGGCTCCATTGTTTTATGAGAAAACTCTCCTTTTTCGGTTCTATAATTTCTAGGGTTGATGGAAATTTTCCACCAACCCTATTTTAGTGTATACAAAAAGGCCAACATCCGTTATATTAAAATCGCTAAACCTAATACAAAAGGATGATGACCATATGAACAATATACTAGAAGCTACGCTACAAATCAAAGATAAAAACATTATTTGGGATAATAAAGTTCAAGAGAAGATATTTAAAAAGAGAAAATCTTTATTTTATTCAGCTACATATACGCATAAACCAGAATTTTGTACTGTCTGTGGATGTGTTAGCCAAAATAATAATATCGTTAAAAACGGCACGAAGACATCTCGTATCACTCTCTGTTCTGTTTCAGGCCTTCCGGCCTACTTAAATCTACGCAAGCAGAGATTTCTCTGTAGAGAATGCGGCTCTTCATTTACTGTAGACACTAGTCGAATCGTAGAAAAACACTGTCATATCTCTAAAAGATTAAAAAATGAAATCAAATCAAAAATTAGTGAAACAGTATCTGAAACATATATCGCAAAAGAAACAAATGTTTCAGTTCATACTGTAAGACGTATCATAGATGATACAGCACGATTATTGACCATTAAACCATTACACGATTTACCTGAGCATTTGTGCTTTGATGAATTTAAATCCGTCAAATCTTCCGATAGTAATATGAGCTTCATTATTTGTGAAAGCACTACACACAAGTTGGTCGATCTTGTACGAGATAGAAAATCTTACAGTTTGAAATAGTATTTTCATCGTTTTGAGGCTACAACTAGATTATAGGTAAAAACTATCTCCATCGACATGTACTTACCGTACATTCAATTAATAAAAGAAATGTTTCCTAACAGAAAAATTATCATTGATCCTTTTCACATTGTACAAGCTTTAAATAGAGAGTTAAATCGAACTCGGATACGTGTCATGAATCAGCATCGTTATAAAGACGCTAAATTATATCGAAAGTTAAAACAATATTGGAAGTTAATTTTAAAGAATCCTAATGAACTTCAGAACTATAAATATAGTCGTTATAAGCTATTTGAAAGCTTCGTAACAAGTAAAGGAATCGTGGATTATATCTTAGAAAACAATCCATCTCTTAAAAATGATTATGAGGTTGTACATTCACTTCGTGAATGTATTCAGGACAGAGATTATATTGAATTCAAGGAAACGATTGAAGCAGCTACACAATTAGACCTATCTCCTGGTTTAAAAAGAGTATTAAAGACTCTAATTACTTATCTGCCATATATTCAAAATACTTGTGAGCATCCAACTAGAACAAATGGCCCTATCGAAGGAATCAACAATAAAATAAAAGTACTTAAAAGAAATGCCTATGGCTTTAGAAACTATTACCATTTTAGAAACAGGATTATTTTAATAACAAAAATGTTTGGCCCAAAACAAAAAGGAATTAAGCAACAATTAGTCGCTTAATCCCTTCCTAAAATTCTTCATCAACACTATTTGACAAAGAGCCATTATTTTTAGATAAAAAAAGAGACTGGCCGAAGCCAATCTCTTTTGGTGTTTCTATTAACGACGACGTTCTTGGATACGTGCTGCTTTACCACGTAAGTTACGGATGGTGTATAGGATATTCAAGAAAATCCAAGAAGCGTGTTTTTGTTGATATTATAGTATTTTCGAAGGCTTCACAAGTTGAATGAAGAGCAACTAATGATGACCCAAGCGATTTTTTCGCCCCCATTTTGCCCCCAAAATAAAAAAGCCTACCCCGAAAGGTAGGCTCATTGTTTATTCTTCGAAGTGAATTGCTCCACTTTCATCAACACGAACGGATGCTTTTTCGAGCATCTCTCCATTCTCGTTGAAATAGTAGTACGCATCACCAATCTTGCGAACTTCTTTGGACACCATGTCGCCATTCGATTCCGTGCAATAGTACCATTTGTCGAAATAGCGAATCCAACCTGTCTTCATCTCTCCGACATCGTTGAAGAAGTACCACTTGCCACCGATGTTTTGCCATCCAATAGCCATGTATCCTCCTTGCTTCAACCAGTACCAATACCCTTCTTCATCCTTGAACCAAGTATTCTCAATAGTGTATCCGTCCTTGTTGAATCTGAACCAGTTTCCATCAATTTTCTTCCAAGTATCGAATGGATATGTTCCATCTTGATTCTTGAAGTACCAACCAACAGAATCTTGAATCCATCCTTCTCGTTGGACAGGTGTGCTCGTATCGGATCCATAAGGGAATCGAATGTATCCAACGATGCCATCATAAGTTCGTGAACTGAATCGTGCGGGTCCACCCACCTCTAAATAGTTCCAGTTCCCGTCCACGTTTTGCTCGATGGTCTTTAGTGTATAGCCATCAGAATCTTCAATGACTAAACCTGTATGACCGTAATCGATGCCATCTCCTGCCACGAAATGCTTCACAAAGATGTCACCAGCTTTTGCAACTACGCCGGGTCCTTCATAAATAACCTCAAAGCCTTGAGCTTTCGCAGAATCGAGCAAGTCGATAGCGTTACCCCAAAGCCACTTCCCAAAATAGTGGTATGCGATGTAATTTGGTAAATCGGCACATTGAGTCCCGTATACGCCATCGGCATCCACACCTTGTCCCATCTTCGCCAATGAGACGATAAAATCAAGTACTTCTCTAACTGTTGCCATTTATATATTCCTCCTTAAATTATGGTAATACTGCCGGCCATGCTTCGCTTGTGAGATACGAAATCGAACTCACTCGGATGTCGCCAATGTCTTTGTCGGTTGGCACGGGGTCAGTAAATTGGAAACGTAACATATTACTGTCGCCATAGCCTCCCAAATACCATGTGCCATAGGGTGTTCCCTTGTCGTTGTATATCCCACCAATAAGGCTAGATTCTGAACGGAATCCGACAGGAATACCACCAAGCCCTAGAATGTAGCAATTACGTTCTTTGTCGCTTCCTTGAGCCTCGTATCCCACGCCACCTCTACGAATGACACCGAACCAGCCCCAACTCAAACCACCGAATTGGTAAGTAACTACATCATTTTTTCGTCTAATTTTTAGATACGAGTTACCAAGTTTAGACTTAATATTCAACGTTCTCCAACCAGTATCACCAGTCAATACTTCCCATCCTTGATTGTCGTTGCCTCTACGTTTTATCCATTTGAGAGCTCCGCTTGTCACAGCTGTATCGACATACGTTGTTCCAACAGGAGCGGTTACCTTTCCATTAGGCATCCCAGTTCCATGGATTTCGTATTCATGAACTTGACCGGGAGTGCCACTTGGTGTTGCTGTTGTAGTCGGGAGTGTGATGCTTCCACCACCGTCAGAGAGTGTCACAACGTTTCCAGCGATGCTCAATTTCTGTGGAGTTTTCGGTATTGAAGCAAGTTCTTGTTTTGTTGCGTAGCTTTCCCCTTTTTGTTCAATAGTAGAAAGTCTTTGTTTAACTTCAGTATCGTTATATGCTTGAGGAATTTCTGATTTCTTAGCGTAACCCTCTAGGCTCTGATGTTGTGTAAGATAACCTTTGCTATTTAATACCTCGTTTGTTACAAAATTTGAAGTATCTAAATCAGGTTTACTCTCTAAATTTTCAACTCGTTTTTTTAATTCTAAATCGTTGTAAGGTGTTGGAATTTCAGATTTTAAAGCGTAATCTTCCAACGATTGATGTTGAGTAAGATAGTTCTTATCTCTTAACTCTTGCTTAGTTACTAGATTGCTTAATTCGTCTTTGGTTGCTAGACGTGAAACATCTTGATGTTGCGTGAGATAATTTTTGTTTTCAAGTTCTTGCCTTGTTACTAAATTGCTCGTGTCGATTTCGGGCTTGCTCTCTAAAGCCGATAAGCGTTGTTTTAAGGGCTCATCGTTGTAGATAGTGTCTTTATCCGTCTTTTGTTCTAAAGCCTCAATTTTGCTCGTAATTTTCGAAATCTCGACACGCAATCCACTATCATCATACGTTCCACCTTGTGCTTTGATTTTGTTGAAAAGTGCATCCAATTCTTGTTTGGTTACAACGTTCTCAACATCAACAATTCGCCCTGTTGTTCGTTCGATGAGTGGTGTTTCTTGAGCCTTATCAATTTCACTAACACGTACATTGAATAAGAATGAGTAAACATCCGTTGATTTCTCTACTTTTTCAAAATAGATATAGCCCACAACAGGTTCATCGGTAGTGATTAGTGAGCTATCGAATGTGATTGTAATGTTGTTGCCCTCGATTGTAGCTTCTACCGTCTTATAACGTTTTGTGTACTTGAAATAAAAGAGACAAAGAACCTTTGAAGCTGTCAATTCATCAATAGTGAACTTGAATGTTGCTGTGCCTTTGTCTTTGCTATAAATTTCATGATATAAATTCTCAACGACTCGATTGGCTGATGTAATGCTCAAATATTTCTCGATTACTTTTTCCATACGTTCCTCCTTCCTTCAAATAAAAAGAGGACCCGCAATGAGCCCTCTGTGGATCCGTATTCTTAACCTTCAATATTTTTCAATTCATTGAACCCATTCACGACAGATTCAATCAATACTTTCTTGGATTCATCATCCAAGTTGATTCCAGCTTTTTCAAGTTCTTTCGTCACATTATCAAATGCAACTTGGAACTTGTCTTGACTTGCACCATGGACATCTCGGAAGATTTGTTCCACAGCGTTCACGACCGTGTGAGCGATTGATTTTGCAAGCTCGTAGTTCTTAGCATCTGTTTTGGCTTTCAATTCTGTCGCTTTAGTTTCGATGAATCCTTTCAAGCCTGTGAATGCTAGTCCTACTAAGACTACTAATACACTCACGATTCCATTGATGATTGTTGCTTGTAATTGTTCCATATTTAAACATCCTCTCTTAATTGTATATTTATTTCTGGTTTTGTTTTGATTGGTAATCTCAAGAAGATTTCATGTAGGTCATGGATTTCTCCATTCCCCCCAAGATTCACATACGCTTGATATAATTTGCCAATCTCACGAGCTTCTTCGACTGTTGTCCATCCACGTTCGATGGCTCTCGACATTGTGTCGTATAGTCTGAATCTCGCCACGGTTCGAATACCTTCTCGATTATCATTGCCGATGGATTCTACTTTTTGAACATCCATTCTCACATCTTGGATTTGCTCAGTCACCCCATCCAATCGATTCAAAATTTCATTTGTTTGTTTCTTGGATTGGGTTGATATTCTAGTCGTAATCAAGCTCACAACACCGCCTATCGCAGCGATTACGACCGCATCGGAGAAGAATGGAATCATCGTTCCATGACCTCGATTGCTGTTGCCAGAGTATTGATTTCTTGTTGTTTGGTGTTGAGGTCTCGACTCTTAAATTCGATTTTGTCTTGAAGGTTTTGAGCTTGCTGCTCAAGCTTCGACTTATCAATCGAGAATGTATAGATTTCTTCTTTTGCGACTTCAACTTCTCTCTCAAGTTGAGTCTTGCGAGTTTTTGCTTGTTCTAAATTCATAAATTTTCCTCCTAAATTCTAAAGTTGATATTATCGAAATTTAACCAGTGCGAGTCAACATTTGATTTTATCACTACATCCCCGTTAGGCCGTACTGTGATAATAGCTATACCATAACTATTATTTAGTGCCGTTAAATATAACTGCTTCTCGGGTCTGTATCCTTCGGGCAGCGTAAAAATCACTGCCTCGCCTGTAGTATTCCCACCAGTAGCTGAGCCTCGGCAGTAAACAGTACCGTCCATCGATTTGGAGAATTGCACATTCCCATAATCAGTGTAGTGCCTCCAGCTGCTCTTCAGACCGGCATCGGTCCATATAGGCTTGGTAGGAACATCACTCGGAGTGAACTGAACCCACTTCTGCCAGCCATAGTTCGTTTTACGCCGCATGAACATAATGTCCGTATTATGCGGAATATAAATCTGCAGGGCAAAACTCGCATCATCCGGATGAGTATTCACTTGTAAATAACCGTACTTTTGATACATATTCAGTCCATCCGGCAGGTCGTCCATATTGTGGGAATAGTACAAACCGGTCTTCATGAAATCATTCGCTGACCCGGTAATTTTTAATGATTTACCATTAGGCTGCGTGAGCTTCCCGACTTGGACCAGCTCCCCATTTGAGTAGATATCTCCACCCACATCGAGTGCGCCACGTTCCCATACCTTACCGAACCCAGTCCCTTTCGGAGTCCTACATTGAACTACTTCTTCAGGACCAACAATAGGAGCGGTAAACGTAAAGCTTGCATAAGCATCTGAGATTGTTCCTTCTACAATCCAAGCCTTATCGGCAGCGAATGTCCCAAACAAGTCCGAATTCGAATTCGTGAGTGAGCTGATGACTTTCGAATCAACTCCACCGCCTGCGTTATCCGTGAAGAATCCGTCATAAGCGGGTTTTACTTTGAATTTCAAACGCATTGGATTCTTTTGGACTCCATCGACCATGAGTGGTGCGATTTTGGCTGTTCTTCGAACAACAATCGTTTGTTGGTCTCCACCACCTCGCACAGCTTCAAATGAAAGCATTGGAGCGAAGTATTGAAGCACCTTAATTGGTACGGTCACAACATTGGATTTGAGCCCACGACTATCAATGACATAAGCTTCGACATTGTAATCTCCATAATTCTTGAAGAATTGGAATGTGCCACCATTCGATGTAATTGCCATCTTCTGTCCCACGACCTCAGCATGGAATGTCTTGATTGTGGATCCGTAAGTGCCCTCCATCCCTTTGAACGTTCCTACCATCTCGGAGAACGTTTGGACGAATGTATTCTTGCCCACAATGTCTTTGGTTGCTTTCGCCTTATCGACAAGCTCAATGCTCTCAAGCGTTGGTTGTGTTCCACTAGGGAGTCCGATATGCCACCCCACGCTATATTCATCAATTCCGATTTGTTTGTCGCCATCAAACGTTCGTACACAAATATCAAACGTGCTCGATGCCACGTTCACATTCTTTCTTGCGTTTTCGGGTGAAGGTGTGAATTTGACTGTCGTTCCAAGTCCTGTCCCTAAATCGTACCAATCAGAACCCCATACCTTATACCATACTTGGTGAGTAAACGATTCGACCTTTCTGTCGAGAGTGACTGTGAGCTCTTGTCCAAGCTCTCTCGTTCCAGATACGGATGCGACCTTCGACATTCTTGGAATCTTAGCGAACGTTTGTGTGAAGCTCGTATCGATTGAGCCCAAATACCATCCACCATAATTGATGCCACTCGTTGAGCCCGACCACAAGAGAATCTTGCGTGTTGCTTGTCCATCTTCGTCATGCGTGAATGTAAAGTCCACACTTCCAAGAGAACGCTCTGAGCCTTTGATGAAGAGGTGCTCAATTTTTAAGTACTTGTTTTGCCCCGCAAGTTGCACTCCCATGTATGCCCCGTAGGTTGGGTCAAATTGGATTTCATATCCACCGGGGTCATTCCCGATGTACAAGCTTACTCGTGCGGTCGTAGTATTCGTCACACGGTCTTGGGAGAGTGTGCTCACTTCATATCGAATATAAGTGTGCCAGTTCCCATCGAAGTATTGAATTCCCATCTTTTACCTCCTTTCCTACGGTCCTACGTAACGAATTACGTTGAATTTTGGATTCACATTGTATTGAGATTCTACATAGTATCCAATTTGAATCGATTTCGTGAACACCCCGTTGTCAATGTGGATAACCCCTTGAGAGATGCTCATGACTTCTCGTCCACCAGACATCATCGAGATTCGATTGTCAGACACAAGAATCGAGCTATCCCCTTGAGGATTCCCAATCGAGAGCCCTTCATTCCCGAATTTCATGTTGCGGTCAATTGCGTTCCAAATAGCTGTCATAGAGCCTAAGTCGTTTTGAATCCCAATCATTCTTTGAGAGAGTGATACAAGGTCATCTTGTGCTTGCTTTCTGTCTGATTCGTTCGATTTTACGAACGCTTCATATTTAGCCTTCCACTCTAAGACCGTCTCAAGAGTCGCTTTCGCCTTCATCTCTTGCATCATCACCAATTGTTGGTCTTGGAGATGCTTCAATTGGTCTTCTGTGATGAGCTTGTCAGCCTTCATCTCGAGTTTGGCTTCGACTTCTTTGATTGGCTTTTTGAAATCCTCGACACTTGATACATCGAAGTAGATTTTGCCATCTCGAACTTCCATGATTGGCTTGCTGCCATTCGTGATTGAGATTCGATTCAAATCGAGCGAGCCCGCTGTGATTTGTCGTGCGTTGATTTCTAATGATTGAATCAATCCAGCACTAATCTTCTTAGCAATGACTTCATCAGTCGTTATCGTCTCGATAATCTTGTTCAGGTCAGCGGTGTCCACTTTACGAACCCATTGACCGTCCACACGTTCAAACATGATGGCATAACCACCACTAGGCTTCATCCACTTGTCGCCCTCTTTTGGATTGATAGGCTCAGCCTCGTCCAAATACAGGCGACCAATCTTGGTCGTAAGGCTCTCAATATAATCAAGCTTTTCTTGGACGGGTCCTCGATACTTGTATTGTGATTGAGATTGCCCCGATTCTTTCGCATTCGTCTTCGAACTCAATCCACCATCGAATGTGATGTGATGCGAGAACACAGGAATGTCGAATCGTGTATTCTCCGAACCCCAATAAACTGAGACCCAATCACCGGGTTCGGTGTCGATATCGCCTCGCCATGATAATTCGTATGGATAGAAGCTCAAATCTCGATACTTGTTATATAAACGGTCAAGCAATTGTTGAGTCATCCATGGATTCTTGAGAACCATCTTATTCCCCGAGCGGTTTCCTGATACAATCTTGGTCTTATCGACAGTACATTCAATGGATCCGAGCTTGTACTTGATTTCGTCTCGTACTAGCCCAGTAGCTCCATATTGGCTTCTCGTGATTTGTTTTGTCGTAGGCTTCAAATCGATGAAGTCGAGCTTTCCATCACGATTGAATCGTGCGAATGTGCCATCCAATTGAGCAAGATACATGATTGCATCTCTGAATGTTGTTTTCTCCAATTTGGTCTTGATGGACACATCTGGGAGACTAATTGCATCACTCACAGGAATTCCAGTCATCGTCACGATTTCTTGGAAGACTTCTCGGGACCCTGTTGGATATGAGAGTTTACTCTCGTACGTTCCAAGCAATCTCACGAATTCATCTTGAAGTTTTAATTTTGTAATTTTTGAATTACGGTCGAGCTTGATTTCGGTAACAAAAAAACGACCAAGGGGCAACATTGCCGCTTGACCGTCAATTGTTTGAACACCGAGGCTCGCTGTTGATGGCATCATCTCCTCAATTCCCTCGACTATCTGATTCAGTTCGACAGATAGGGAATTGATGAATGTGCCACCGGGAACGAACGATGAGCCTCCAGAGATGGAAGCATCATGTTCGATTTTCTTTAGATGTGACTTATCATAAGTCTGATTGTTGAGCGTGAATGAGGCTTGAATCACTCGAACATCAGACACAATCGCATCTCTATACTCTTGAGTTGTTTCTAGCATTTCATCACTCCTATTGCTCAATGAACGATGTCGATACATCGTTGTAGTAAGTTATGCCATCGCTAAATGTCCCAAGACAACTTCCCGAGATTGTGCTTCGATACGCTCTAATCGATTGACCTAGCACGACCGCATTGAAGAATCCGCTTGGGATATTTCGAATGGCGTTATATTCATCTTGAGTTAAGATTCCCCAAGAGATTTGAATTGTTTTCTTGTTTGCGATGATATCTCCGCTCATTTGACCGTTCGCACTTCGACCAGTCCCAGAGCTCCAAATGATTTCATCGCTGTTTGATATAGACACAGGAGATGCAAGAGCAACTCCATTGACTGTAATTTCGCTCACTCTATGCACCTCCTAGAAATCTAATAATGGTTGATTTGTTCTTTGTTGGATTCCGTTTGCGATATCAAAGATTTTTCTTGTTACCGATTCGCCATCGATGTTCAAGTCCATTCCAGCCACTAATGTGACTAATTGTCTTAGTAATGCAACTACTTCCGCACTACTGTTCGAATCCTTAGATAATCGAGCAGCTTCACGAGCCATCGCAAGCATCTTGTTCTCTGGTGCCACAATTTCACCGTAGTGCTTGTTGTCCCCAATCATTGCCAATTGTGGAGTGTTCGCCTTCACGAATCCCCCTTGAGCAAGCATTGGAATTTGAGGAGTGCTAATTCTACCAATCCAAGCAAATGGACTCACACCCATCACACTGATTCCACGGATTCCATCAAGGATTCCATTGATTCCATTGAATGGGATGGTGATTACTCGATTAATACCTCCGATGATTCCATTTACGACCGTCTTGAACGTTCCGAGAATACCTTCAGTAATTCCCATGAAGATTCGTCCACCAGTTGAGAATACATCTCGAACACCTGCCCATGCTTTTGAGAAGATGTTGCTGAACCAATTTGGAATAGTCGAGAATATGCTCGTAATCGTGTTCCATGCGCCTTGGAAGATTCCTCGGAAGAATTCAACCACACCAGAGAACACCGCTTTGATGCCTCCCCAAATGCCGCTAAACCATGAACCTGCTACACTAAACACGTTCACGATTCCATTCCATGCGTTCTTGAACATCGTCCCGAACCATGTCGCCACGTTCGATAGTGCGTTCACCACATCGTTCCATCTATCCTTGAACCATTGTCCGATAGCCTTGAACACATTAACGATATTGTTCCATGCGTTTGTGAACATCGTTGAAAACCATGTTGCTACATTGCTGAACGCTGTCACGATGTCATTCCAACGATCCGCAAACCATTGACCGATTCCACTGAATATCGCCACAATACCATCCCATGCGGCTTGGAAGCCTTCTGGGATTGCTGTCATTGCCTTATCAGCAAATTCAGCGATTGCGGTCACACCATTTCCAAGAATATCAAAAATCCAACTTAAGAAATCGAATAAGCCTTTCAATGCGAGTGTGATTCCAGCGATAGCAGCAAGCAAGAGTCCACCTAACAATCCAGCAATAACTCCAAGAATCGGGCCTAATGCACTAGCAAGTAAGTTGTATAGTGGTTCAAGTGCTGTCCAAATCCTGCTTATAGCTTCCACAATGCTCGAGATGGCATTGCCTAGTGAATCAATCATCGGCTTCACGAATTGGTCGTATACATCGCTAAATGCTTTTCCAACTTTCTCGAGTATTGGATTCACATGATTATTGAATCCATCAATAATCGTTCCAACCAATCCCGATATCATATCACCCCATTGGAGAATCAATGGTCCGATACTGTTATCGTACACGCTCTTGAACATATTCCCAACATCTTCGACAGCCTTCTCGACTGTCTTGAAGATTGGAGCGATATTCTTCAACATTGTGTTAAATGTTTCGGTAAGTTTTGGAGCGTTCTTCGTGATAATCGTCTCGAAAGCCTTCATCAAGTCACGACCAAGTTTCGCTCCGATTTCTTTGATATCAACATATAGACTAATGAACGCCCCTGCGATGGCTTCACCTATCTTCACAGCCCCTTCGCTCGTCAATACCTTGTAAATGGTATCACCGATAGCTTGAGCGATGTTTCCAGCTGCTTTCACCATGTCACCTGTTGCATCCATTGTATTGACAAGAGCTTTTTTGATTTGTTCTTTGTGATTGTCTAATGCGTTTGCGATGGATTCAGTAAGGAATACACCGATTCCCACCCCAACAGAAGCAATCGCACCAGTAAATTGACCCAAAGCATAAGCCCACTTGTCCAACATATCATTGAACGATTGAACAACTTGTGGATCCGTGAAGATTTCTTGGAGGGTAGCTCCGATTCGTTCAAGAGCCACTTTCATTCGTTCCAAACCTTCAGAGTGGAATGCGGCATCGAATCCAGCTTTGAATTTGGCTAAGAGCTCACCAATACGACCGAACAAGTTTTCAAAGAATTTGCTAAGTTGATTATCTCCCTCAGCAATCTTGCCCATGTCAACTTGAGCACCTTTTGGTTGGCCGCCTCCGCCACCTCCGCCGCCTTTTCCTTTGCCTTTACCTCCTCCACCGCCGCCTCCGCCTCCGCCAGAGTCGTCATTCGGTTCGGATAGTTTGTTGATTTTATCAAAGCCCATCAAGGACTTCATTTCTTTCGCTGCCTTCTTAGCAGCACCGCCAGCCTTGTCAGCAGCTCCACCAGCATCATCCACAGCATCAGCCATGTCGCCAGCTCCACCTCCAGCCCCTTGCATATTGTCCGCAAGGTTCCCGACAGCATCAGCGGTCTCTTGTATTCCACCTCCAGCTTGTGACTTCTTACCCGTCAAGAGCTCAGTAAGAGCCCTAAATGCGTTCCCGACAGTCAAAAGCTTACTTAGTAGGAAGTTAAGAACTTGAATCACAGGCGTGAACAGATTGATGAGTCCTTGCCCAACGGATGCCATGAACGATTGGAATTGAAGTTTCATGATCCGCACTTGGTTCGCCCATGAATCGCTAGTCCTTGCGAAGTCACCACTTGCAAGAGCTAGTTGACTTTGAACGAATGCGAATCTAAGAGCCACTTTCTCCGCCTCAGACATCTCAGCTGTCGTCTTTCCAAATCCATTCGCCATTGCGTATGCATCGAGGGCTGTTTGAGTCATTACGACCCCTAAGTCCTTCAATGTTTCGGTCTCACCTGTGAATACAGATTTCAATTTCGTGTACGCCTCGTCTTGACTTATATTGTAGAACGATGCTACATCCCCCGCCAAGCTCGTCAACGCTGTGGACATCTCATAGGCTTGTTGTTCGCTGAATCCAAAAGCCTTGGACATTGCACCGAATGTCCCTGTGTAGCGTTTAGCCATCGTCTCAGACAATCCCGATGCGTACATTGCCGATTTTGCGAATTCGTCAACTTGTTTCGACATCTTAGGGAATGCCACATCGACCACGTTTTGAACCTCGTTCAAGTCGGACCCGAGTTTGATTGCCTCAGAGCCAAAATCAATGAGTTTCTTGACCGCAAACGCACCAGCAAGGACTTTCGCAAAGCCCATGACTTTTTGTTGGATTCCATTCAATTGATTCGTGAATCCTTGTTGATTCACCACCAATCCCAATTCAACATCGCCGATTTTAGTTGCCATTTGTCCACCTCCTTCTTACTACCATTCAGAAAAGGCTTGTTGAAGTTCCTTGAGAACCGCATCAAGCTCTTCTTGTGTTCGTTGTTTTGCTCGTTTATTTCGCCACTCATCACGGATTCGATGTTGTCCCGGTGAGAACGATTCGAGCATTTTTGGGTCGTCCTCGCTTCGAATTTGGATAATTCGTCCAAGAGGAGTCTCCGATGAAAGTCCAGAGACTAGAGCTCTGAATTCTTTCCATTTCATTTCTTTAAAATCATAAGAATAGAACGATATGCCATATTGCGTTCTAAAAGATGAGACCATCAAGTCCCAATCCTCAAAAATGTCGTAATATGGCTCACCTATTCCCCCGCTTCTTGGTCTCCTACAATCAAATTGATTGCTTCACGAATGAGAGCCATCCAGCTTTTTAGATTTAAACTTAATTTTTCAATCTTCACACGGTCTTGTTCGTTGAAGATGATTTCATATAGATTCTTCATTTGGGCAACAGTCGGATCCCCATCAACGCCACTCATCACTTCCATGAGCTTGAGTGCTGTTGGAGCTGAATCATCTACTTCGATGGTTACGTTCTTGATTTTGATTTTTGGTTTTGATTCAAAATTTAATTGTTCTGTGATGTCGATAATCTTACCCATTATTCAAATACCTCGCTTTTCATTGTTGTGAATACTTCTGTCGTTTCTGTTTCTTCTACTTCATCAATAAGTGGAACACCAATTCGATTGTGTTCGGTCGTCAATTCGTGGATTCGTTCATCCGTCATTCCTGTCGTATCGAATTCATCACCGACTTTGTATTCTTTTCGAGTTTCCGCATCGATGAAGTTGATTAGTGCTTTATGCATTAGTTTTCCTCCTTGCCAAATAAAAAAGAGGGGCGATGTTCACCCCTCCACTTGTTTTCGTGATTTTTAGCCTGCCGCTGTGTATTCTGGCTTACCATTTGACATGATATCAAATGATAGTGGTGCGGCTGCTGTACTGTCACCAGACATGAAGTCTTTGATGTTGATGACCGCTTCTTTGAAGACTAATTTGGATCCGTCTGGGAATGTCCATTGGAAGTCTTTTTCAGCATCACGACCATTCTTCAATGCGATAGCAGCGATTGCATCGTTCCCAGTATCACCGATGTGTCGTTTACCCGATACTGAGATTGTGACTGATTTAGCTGTCATCAAGCGGCGTTTCCATCCTTTATGCTCGAATGGAGACCATTCTTCAACACCATTGTCAAATGATACCGAAAAGCTTTCTAATTCTTTGATTTCTGTCCAAGTTGGAGCGTCTTTCGTTCCTGTGTTTACTTGGAATTGGTTTTCATAGACGGGGAATACCCCTGTTCTTTTTTCTGCCATTTTTATTCCTCACTTTCTTGTTCTAATCTGTAATAGATATCTAATTCGATGACACGCTCATACACGTTATTGTCATCAGTTCCCACATCGATGGGTTCGTTCGATAAGAGTCGAATCATTTGGATTGGAGTATCACCAATCACCACGTTCTCAGCCTTTAGGATTTGGTTGAAGAGGTAGTTCGCTCGCTTTTCTGTTTCGTTCGCATTCTGATTGTGATGAATCAAGATGCTGACCGATTTCACATCATAACTTGCCAAATTCCTCCCACCAATAGAGCTGCGTGATAGGATTCCAACCAATCTCGCACTTCTGCCAATGTTATCATCTTCACACCCCCGATATTTTCTTGTATAAAGCAGCATAAGCCTTCTTGATGTCCTCTTGTTTCGAACCTTCGACCCAATCATCCATCCACTTGCCTCGAGCGTGTGGATTCGTGCTTGTGTTGAAGTTGTATTCGGGATGAAAATATAATCTTCGAGCGTATGGAGTGGAGTGTGTCAAAGATACTCGACCACCACTCGACCCCGAGTAATCAACCGAGAACGCCTCGCCTTGAAGCGTACCGTCTCTAAACGGGACCACTTGGGCATTGACTATCTCGGTGTGTAAATACTCACCAGTTTGCTCCAACGCTTGAATTTGAGCCTTCTTGAGCCTTCCAATGACTCCGAAGTCGAACTTCACACGACTATTTGCATGAATCATCGTCCATCACTCCAATCCGAGATATGTGTAATTCACAGAGCCATCCGGATTTCGTGATTTTCGTGTGTCAGCAATCTTTCTCTCTACTCCATGGATATTTACACTCCCGCCACTCAAAGTCGCCAAATTGGGGGCAATATCGCCATTAAACAACGCCGACCCCGTAAGCTTCACAATTTTCTGTTGATCCGTCAACACGGTCACGACCTTGTCTTGATAGTTACAAAACAAATCGGCTTCAAATGCCTTGATGGGCTCGCCATCCTTCGACACTTCTTCACTTTGTACAATCACATGGATTGAAGTCTTGCAAAATTGTGGTAGAACTAAACTTGGAAAATGCATCAAATCACCTTCCTTGTAAGTCCACTTTGATTCAACAATTCGAATGTGCTTCGCTTCATTGCGATTCCATTCATTGTGACTACATTCCAAGAGTCGCCGAAATTCATCGACACTCCATTGATGGAATACGATGAAAGAGCGGTCTCGATTAAGTCTTTGTTTTCAATCATGAAGTCAGCCATTTGACAACACACCTCACGAATCACCGATTGTTGGAATGGAGTGAGATTTTCAAACCCCATCCCCACAATACGGTTGAATGTTAGTGTGTCTATATGCTGACTTGCTGTCTTCAAGATGCGATTGAGTTGCTCTGGAGTATGAATTCCAAGATATTCGTTCTTGTAGAACGTTTCATCAGCATATATCATGGCTATTTACCTTTACCCTTCGAAGTCAACTCCGCAATTTCAGCTTTTAATTTTTCAATTTCTTCAAGAGCTGCGTTGTAAACCGCACCACTTACAGAAGATTTCACACCACGAGCGTGAAGTTCGTGTTCGCTGTTGTAGATGTCAAAGCCTTGTTTTCGATAGTATTCAACCTCAAGCTCTGAGATTGTATACACCTTGTTTTCTCTCTCTGCTGTATACATTCAAATACCTCCTAGATTAGATTACGCTTGAGCGTTGATGAAGATACCATTCGCACGGTTCTTGACAAGGAATGCATCCATGTAGAAGCGTGATTGTAGTAAGTAGTTGTCAGCTGTGCGTGAGTCTGAACCTGGTTCAAATACGTTGATGTAAGAGTATTTGTCACGAGCGATGACAGCTGTTGGGTGAACTAAGATGAAGTTGATTTGTTTAGCATCAGCAGCAGGAACGCATCCTTCTGTGAAATTGAATTTTGATTTCAAGCGAGCAGATTGAACCACAATGATTTTCACATCGTCTAAGTCGTGAACTGTACGCTTGATAGAGCCTTCACCAGTTACGCCCATCACACGTTGGATGTCTTTTGCTTCTTTGAATAATTTGTTCACTTTTGGAGTTACGTATAATAAACGACCAGCAGCAGGAACGCCAGCTTCATCCATTTTTTCCATCGCTTCATCAAATTGAACCAAGATGTTTTCAGCTGTTAGAGCCTCAGTTGAGATTGTTGCTCCATTTGCTGCATACGTTTCAGCTTCTTTGTAGAGTTTAGAGTATACATAGCTGTCTTTTTCTGGAATAGCTTGTTCTTCTTCTAATGTGCTTTGAACGTTTCCAATTGAAACGACTTTGTTTGTTTCGTCAACATCCATCGGATCGATTACGAATTCAACTGAACGGTCATGTTCTAATTTCTTCGGTTCCCAATCGTTTGTGATAGTTCCTGTGTTGAATCCTAATGATCCGCGAGTGTGGTCTTTGTAACCTGACAGTGTGATGCTTGGCAATTTGATTGTTTGAGCATCCATGAATTTTACTTGTTTGTTAGATTGGAATAAATCATAAGATGTTAATTCCTTAGCGTATTTTTGCTCGATAATTGGAGCGAATTGTTCTGCGTATTTTAAAACCATATTATTTTCCTCTTTTCTGTTTTAATTATTTGAAGACACCAAATGCTTTCATTAAGTCGTCATTCGTTGTCGATTGTTTGACATCTCCCGTGGATCCGACTTGTGTGAATCCTGTTGATGCTGTCGCTTCTGGTTTAAAAGCTGGAACGTCTTCCAACACTTTTGCAATCACAGCCTCGTAGTCTTCATTCTTAGAATCCAACGTGAGATTGGTTGAGTCTGCCAACTTCAAAACGTATGGCAACACGTTCGAGCCAACTCCTTGCTTGATTGCCGCAAGTTGTAAGTTGCTCTCGATTTTGGTTTGAAGTGCTTGAGCTTGTGCCACTCGAAGCTCCTCTTGAAGGTTTGCCACATCAGGTTGGGCGGAGGCTTTTTGACTTTTAAAGCTTGAGATTGCTTGAGCCATCTCTTCCCCTGTCAAACCTTGATTCTTGAAATAGTTCTTCAAGACCGTATCCTCAGCGACCTTTTGTTTGCCTTCCACGATGCTCGCAATCTTCTCATAATCAATCTCTGGAGTACTCTGAGCGGGATTGTTTGAGTTTGGTTGCGGATCCTGTGTTGTTGATGCCCCAGCGTTTGCCGATTCATCAAAGAAAAATAGTTTGTGTTTGAACATTTTCATGTCCTCCTCTCAGTTGTTAGGGTGTCTCCCTTATTCAGTTTTGTGCTCAGGTGTCTCCTCGTAGTTTCAAGTCTTCGGACATACCAAAAAGAGCCAACCTCCGGATGGTTGACTCTCAATGGGTTTATTATTTAATTTTTGGGTACAAAAAAAGCACCTAACTTTTCGCTAGATGCTTATCTATATTTCTCTCCGAGTTCGAGAGCTCTTTTTCTGTACTCTTCAAAAGAAATTTCATCATTTTCATATAAATCATACAATTCATCTGATGCTTTCTTCAATTCTGGTCGAGAATCATAATAGTTTTTATAGCTTTCTTCAACTTTTCTTTCTCGCTCCATCAAAAGTCCTTCTTCATTCATGGTAAAATGTATACCTCCACTTCTTTTTTGCTTTTTGTCACGATTTCATACTTCGCATTCCTATTCAATACAAATTCTTTTTCATTTTTGAATTGACTATAATCTCCAATGTATGCTCCATTTGTTCCTTTTGGTAAATGGAATTTAACAACAACTCCACCATCAACACTCATCTTCGAAAATCGTTTGGCGACTTTTTTGTCAATACTCAAATGCTTGAATTCGTTGAAAATATTTCCTTCTACCAAATTCTTGAATTCTGTTTTTGACATCCCACGATAAGCAATGATGTCATCTTCCGATTCGAACTTTTTGAAAGATTCATCCAAAACATTCGCCATGTTTTCGAGTTCTTTTCTGTTGCTTGGATTGAAGGCTTTGTTGTAGACCATTTCATTCAAATCGTGATAGTAGTTGCCACCAGTCAGAAGTCTGACCGATTCTTGTTGCGGTCCTGTTAAGTTATTGAACCACTTATCAGAAGATGCTCTAATTCGTTCCAAAACATCCCCTTCAACGTTAACATAATTATACTCGGGTTTTGCTTTAGGTTCAATAGCTTTCTCTTCCAACTCGAAAATTTTATCTTTCAGCTCGAGTCCGTTCTTTTCTTCGAATGAATCCAATTGTTCTCGATACTGTTTCACGTTGTTGTTCCACTCAGTAGCACGAGCACGATATGTCTCTTGGTTCTCAGCATCAAGACTGTTCTTCGCTAGACGATTATAGCTCTTTGCTTGTCGTTTAGCATGATTGAGCTTGTTCTCGATTAGTTGTCGTTCCTTGATGACGGGCTTCTCTTCATAGTACCTCGATTCGGGCTTTGAACTTATGCCTTCAAAGTATGTCGAATGCTTGTCCTTGCAATTAGGATGATACAAGCCAGCCGCCATCGCTGAGCTCATGAGTGGGTACGGTCCGTCTTTAGAACTTCCACCACTCCACACATCATCGATGAGCACCTTGCCCTCGAATGGCATACACAATGGACAGGCGTTGAATCTCTTGTTCAATATGACCGTGGACACGCCCCATTCCTGTCGCTTCTGACCTTCGCCCATCAAATAGGCTCGTTTGCTTGCTGTTCTCACAGCCATGTCAGCATACGACACAATGTTGTGTACAGCACCGTTCGAGTACGTGATGCAATTGATTCCGTTTTTCAAAAAGTCGCTTGTTGCCATGTCCACAGCCTTCTCATAGGTGAGGGCTCCCGAACTTGCTGCGACTTGTGATTGGAAGATGATTTTGCGATATTGGTCGTTCGCATATCTTAGCACAGCGGTTTGGGCTGTCTTCATGTCATGCTCGACCGCATTCATCAACGCATCCAATCGCTTTTGATTCGTTTGGAAGAATCCAGCACTTAGACCACGTTCACGCTTTAGAACGTAGCCTTTCTCTAGTGCTTTCAAAATGTTGAGCTCCTCATCGCTTGCACCTTGCAATGATGCCTCAGCGATGGTCTCTCTGATTTTCTTATTCATCGACTTAAATTCAAGACCGTACTTTTGAGCAGCCTCTTGTTTGAATCGATGAAGTTCTTCGAGTTGAATTGCCTGCCATTGAGTCCATTCGATACCAAGCTCAGTTTCTTCCGCCTTGTGTTTCTTGAGATTCCTCGTCATGGACTCGAGCAATTCGTTCTCGATTCTTTCAAATGCTCGACTAACATCATAACCCATTCGAATGCACCTTGAATCCTTTCAATCGATATTCTCGAACCATCTTCTTGAGTTGAGTTCTCGATGTTGCTTTCAAATTCATCATCTCAATCTGACCGTCTTTCTCGACCGCATATATTCCGAATGGACAATATTCTTTACTCATGTTGAGAAGTGCTTTCGCTTGATCCGTTCTCATTTGGTAGTTCTTGTTCATGATTCTCACTAGCAAGTTCATCACCTC